TAATAGGGCAGGTAAACCATCTTTACCGAGTTCAGCTTCTGATCCATCAACTACGAGGATTGCTTTACGAATTGCGTTATATAAATCGCGATCTTGGCAGAACTTTTCAGTTTCTTTAACAAGCCATTCTTGGTCTGTATCTTCGTCGCGTTTAAGAGTATCAACTGAAGCCATTACACTTCTGTAAGATTCTTCGTTCATATCTTTACGTTTGTCAAGTGTCAGTTTAAGTACCTCAACTGAGGGAGGGTCTCTATATTCTTCAACGTAACTTGAATACGTTTCAAATATTTTCTTATGGTTGTTGTCTTCAAAGTAATCTGTTTTTATGTACGGATATACTTTACGAAAATAATCTTCGTTAAATACGAGATTAGATAATACGGTGTTCTCTATCATTAATGTTTCCAGTGGCTGAGTTGAATATGGCGGCACCGTAATTGGACCGCCATACCTTTATAATAATACATTTTGTTACAAATGTCAACTAAAATTTACTCCGTTGTGTCAGCAATCGCTTCGTCAATTACAGCAATATCATCATCACGCATAATAGCGCCTGATCCACCGATAGTAAACGAGTCTTTAATGTATTGACCAAAGTTTGTTTCTTCAAACATTTTTAGCCAAAACTCTTTATTATCATTTACTTCTTTAGCTCTCATTAACTTTTCAGAAATAACTTCGCCTGTTTCTGGATTGATTGCTTCATACCAACCAACCTTTGGTTTATTGAGGTAGCCACCTTTTTCAGCAACTTCCATTAAACCAGACCATTTGACTATACCACCGTCATAAGATACCGAAATTGGAATTTTGGATTTTTCTTTAACATGACGAGATTTCTCAATATTAATTACGAAATGATAACCTGTAATTTCAGTACCAACCTTTTCTTGTCGTCTACCGATAATCCAAATGGCATCAGCAGAGTAATAAATCCCTGTACCACCAGATACGATAGCTTTTGGAAACAAACCAATCTCTTGGTAAGTATGGTTAACTGCAATTAATGGAATATCTTTAAGATTAAGATGTGGTGTTACAATACGGAATAAAGATTTCAAAGCTTTTGCTCTTGACATATCAGCAACTGATTTACCGTCGAGTGCATCTTGCGTTTCTTTCTTTGACGCCAAGTTACCGACTGAGTCAATAACAATAACTACATTATCTTTCTTTTCAATTTTATCGAGTTGCTGAGACATATCAAACTTAAGTTGTTCAACATCAGTAATTGGTGTATGGACAACTCTATCCATATCAATACCAAAGCTTTCAAAGTACGCTTGAGGTGTACCAAACTCTGCATCATAAAATAATAAGATAGCATCAGGATTACGCTTCATATAAGCACCTGCCATTAAGAGAGCAAAGGCTGATTTAAAGTGTTTCGATGGTCCTGCTAATACTAATAGTCCAGGTGTTAGACCTCCGTCAATTCTGCCTGATAAAGCAACGTTTACCATTGGAACTTCTGTTGGCGCCATATCTTTTTTACCAAATACTTTTGATTCCATTAATGGCGCGGTCATTTTAATTGTACTATTTTTTACGATCTTGTCTAAGAGACTCATATTAACTACCTTCTACTATTGATTTCAGTTTACTCTTATAGGCCTCAATCTTACTTACGCGATCAGGCCAATAAATTGTTGATTTCTCAGAATTCTTACATAAGTTATCCAAGAACGGTGTTACCGATTTAAATAATAGTTCTAAACGATATTCAAGGTCGTCAGCCGCAAGTTTAGCATCAGTGAGTTGATCCTCAAGTGTTTGCTTCTCGCTGCTGACCTTTTGAATTGCATCTTTGGCTTCAGCTTCTTTTTCCTGAAGCTCTTCATCAATGAAGCTGAAACCAAAGTCAAAGTCTAGAACTTCTTCGTAGACTTTATTAGCCATTCGCTAGTTCCTTAAAAATAGATAGATCGTCATCATCATCGTCCATCGACATTCCTTGTGAAGTACTTGCCGCTGGCATAGCTTCTTTCAAGGTTGGTTCTGGCGCTGATTTACTCGTATTACCAAAGCTGCTCAAATCTAAATCATCATCTTCTTCAGCAGTGGATGGCACTGATGCATCCTCACCTAAAGCAAGTACACGATATAGTTTTGTTTTCAATTCGGCATACGATTTGAAGTTCTTTGGATCCACTAGTTCTTGTAACTTGTGTTGTTGATTCCAAATACCTTCGATTACTGAATCGTCTTCTGCAATTGCAGATGGTTGGTCAAATTCAGATTTGTCATAGTTAGGATATCCTTCAAACTTACGAATTTTCAAACGGAAGTTTGCGCCTTCCCAAAAATCAAATGGATTTACCGGACGTTCATCTTCAAACGTAGGGTTCATCAAATCATTTAATTTATCAAAAATCTTTTTACCGAATTGGTACATAAAGACTTTACCATCATTTTCAGGGTTTGCGCTGTCTTTTACGACAAGGATATTAGCCACGTATTTTAATCGACGCTTTTGCTTACGAGCCAACTCTTTATCAGACTCAACACCAGAGTTCCATAACTTAGAGTTATATTCTGATACTGGATCGTCTTGGCTGATGCTTGTAAGTGAGTTTTCAATATACCATAATCCTGTTGGTCCTTGGAAACCGTGGTCCCAGATACGAACGAATGGCATTTCTTCACCTTGCGCTGCTGGCAAGAATCGAATAATTGCAAAACCGTTACCCGCTTTATCGCGCGTTGGTTTCCACATTTTACCTTCGTTGGGATCTGCGTAGCTCTTTGTTTGAATTTTTTCGAGCTGTGAGTTCAATTTGTTTAGAGAAGCTGAACGATTCTTCTTAAGTGCGTTGAAATCCATTGTCATGGTTGTATCTCCTAATTTTGCTGTATATAGCGTTTGTTTATATTGCGATGTATTTGTCGGTTAAGCCGACCATCTATTTATATTAGAAAAAGTATTCACGTATGATATTTTTAAACTTTTTCTGTTCAATTTCCAAGAAAGGATAATATTTCTTAGATAGTCTTATTATATCACTTGCTACGATTTTGTCAACTACTTTTTGGTCCCAATACGAAAAAATATTTGCGCAATGAGTTAAAATAGTAAACGTCTCAAGTGTTATTTGTCGTTGAATATAGAGAGTCATAATAGCTGGATGCTGTCCTTCGACAGACACAAAGTTATCTTGGTATTCATCTCTAAGTTTACTAAGATCGTCTTTAACGACGCGTGATAATGAATCCCGTTTCTTGGTCCATTCCACATAACGATCCTCGCCTTGTTGCTCAACGATTTCTCTGATCCATGCATTTGGTTTGACTATCATATTAGCCATTAGCAATTTCTCAGGGTCCTCTTTTTGAGCGAGTTTGTGAAAAAAGAAAACATCGTTTCGAGTACGGTATGTCTCAAACTTGGCTCTAATTTTTCCTCTGTACTTATGATAATCGTAACCGTCAGTAGTAAAATGCTTTTTCATAGCAAGGTACTTTACATAACAGTTAAACGATTCCTCATTAGCAAAGCTCTGTGATGTCTTTATCATCTTTAATTACCATTTTCATTTTCACAGCCTCTGTCCTTACTTTTTCTTTAAGGATAGTAGACTTTTTGACTATATCGGCAACTGCCTCTATTTCCAATCCATTTAGACGCGCATACTCAACGAGCGCATCAATATAATTAACCCCATTTGATAACATACTTGATATATCATGGTGTACCTTTTCAGGCGTACGTGGGTTAATAACTTTTTCTGTAGTAATATTTTTATCCTTATCCATTTAAAGATTTAACTCCACTAAGCCAGTTTTGAGCTGCGCTCTCTGCCCAATGAATTGACTTACCTTCATATACTTCTTCCTGAATAAATTCTTCATTAATAAAAAACCTGCAGCCACTGCCATTTGCTGTATTGAAATATTCAGCCTTAAGTGTCTTGCCTGCCTTTTCCATTATAATAGTGTCGCCTGCCATTTTACTTTCCTTAATATTTGAAGTCGATTTCATTGAGCCACAGTTAGAGCAATATGTAACGGTTACTTTAAAATCATAACCGCCTATTTTTATATACTCATAACCTTGATTTATAATAACTATATCACAACAACCGTAGAGTGTCAACCGTTAATCTCCGCAAAAAGAACATTATTTACATAATCGTCTTTGTCTTCCTCAGTTATACCCATAGCAAGTATAGACCGGTGAAGGTGCGGATTTTTCTTTTGGTTAAAACAATATTTGTTTAGTAGAGGTGATGTATCTCGTTCTGACTCATACGCCATATCATCTAGGTTATCTAAGTAATAATCTACGAGATCAGATGTTATAGCAATAAATTGGTCAAGTTCTTTATCAGTATTAATATTGCCAACAGCAATCATTGATTCTGAAAATATTTCTTTTGCCCAATCTGGTAATTCTCTTGGTTTATTCCATTCCAGGTCTTTAACCTTATCAGCCATGTAAGTACTATAAGGATGCTCAACACCATGCAATGGAGAAAAATCCATAAAAGAACCTGTAATCTTTTTTGGACCAGCGACAATATCAAACCCTAAGATTGGTAATTCTAAACCAGCCTTAGGGAAGACATTAACATGCATTAACCAAAGTCCTTTGCCATCTGCAGGTACAATAGTTTTTAAATGCGCTTTGTCTACTTGATCTGAGTGCCAGAACCTGTCATCCCAATCTTTAAAATATAGATCAGCCATGGCAGGTTCGTCATACTCAGTAAAGTTATCTTGGAATTTGCCGCGTATGTGAGCAGCATAATCGTTTAATCTATCCCATAATGGAGTCATTTGTTTTTTCTTAGCCTTCGGAGTTTTGCAAATTCATTTAACAACCGAGTTTCTCTAATTGTTTTAAGTAAACTGCGTCGGTTACGAGCCGTTCTACTTCTGGACATTCGTTCAGCACGAGCCTTCGGTTTAAGGTTAACTGTATCTAATGCATCATCTTGCATGTTACTCTCCTTATATGTTTTGATTTATATTAGTATTTTATAACAAATAGCTAAGAATGTCAACGGTTATTTGGATAATTCGTCAAATAATTCTGATGCGAAACTAAAGCAAGCCTTTGCTTCATCTTCCATGCCATCATGTAATAGTTTTCTAAATTCTTCAATGAGTACTTTAGTATCGCCTTCAAACTCATACATAATCCCTTTTCCGGGTGTCTTAGCTTTAATGATTTGTCCACCATGTAATTCACCAAAATGTCTTACATACATATGTGCTAATAGACTATCGTTATCATCTGCATCAGCTAATCCTTGCATGTGTGTCATACATCTGCCAACTGATTCTGGATAACTATCAATATCGTCAAACCCATAGATTTCTGATAGCTCATTCATATCCTCAAGGATACGTGGAGCTCTATAGATTGCGGTAAGATTTGGTGGAATAATTACAATGTCTTCTAATAGTCTGTATACTAAATACTGACAGTTTAAAAATTTGTAATATACGAATGGG